ATGTATAAGAAGGGAATGTCGTGAGCAAATTAACTGAACAACAAGAAGCATTTTTAAATGCATTGTTCGGTGAAGCTGCGGGCAATTTCCGTGCAGCTATGGACATGGCGGGGTATTCTAAACACGAGTACCCTGCCCGTCTCATCCGTAATCTTAAAGATGAGATTATAGATCGTGCTGAACATATGCTTGCAGCTAATGCTCCTAAAGCAGTTCTATCCATGACAGGTGTGCTAGATGATCCCAGTGCTTTAGGTACGCGGGAAAAACTAGCAGCATCGAAAGAGATCCTGGATCGGGTTGGTCTAGTTAAAACTGAGAAGGTTGAAGTAAAAGCGGACAAGTCTGCTGTATTGATTTTACCTCCTTTAAAGTATGACGACGAGGACGATGCCTCAGAATAAAGCCAGACATTTAGATCGTAAACCGATTCCAGCAAGAGGTAGATTACCTTATGGCTATGACATTGTTGGAAAAGAGTACATACCTCATAATCCTACTATGGATAAATTGGAGGTTGCGGTCGAACAAATTAGAGAAGGCAATCAACCTATCCGCAAGGTTGCAGCATGGCTTGAGAATGAAACAGGTAGAAAATTATCGGCAACCAGACTTCATAAGATCGCATGGTCACCCGAAGAACTTGAGACACGTAGAAAAAAGCGGAGACGCGGTCTTACTGCTGAACAAAGACGATTACAAGATCTTAAAGATCAAGAAAGACAAAGCAGAATCAAACACGGAATCGCAGAGCGAAAGCTACAGCGAGCCGTCAAAAAGACAAAACCACATGCTGTCGATACTGGTGTAGACTTTTCAGACCAAGTAGTTCAAGATAGAGAGATTGCTTTTCAGGCTAATCCTGGCCCACAAACTGATTTTCTATCCGCGACAGAACGTGAAGTTTTTTATGGAGGTGCAAGAGGCGGGGGTAAAACTTATTCCCTCTTAGTGGCACCGTTACGGTTTATCCATAACCCAGTGCATCGTGCGCTACTAATTCGTAGGTCGATGCCTGAATTAAGAGATGTTATTTTCCAAACTCAACAGATTTATAAGAAGATCGAACCGAAAGCAAAGTTTAAGAGCCAAGAAAATACATGGTACTTTCCAAGTGGAGCACGAGTTGAATTCGGCTATTGTGAAAACCTTCAAGACGTTTTACGTTACCAAGGTCAGTCCTATTCCTGGATTGGTGTGGACGAGTTGCCGCAATATGCTAGCCCGGATGTATGGCATTTTCTTCGTTCGTCCTTACGAACTACTGACCCAAGTCTTCCTTTGCATATGCGTGCGACTGGTAACCCAGGAAATATCGGTTCTGCGTGGGTTAAAAAGATGTTCATCGATCCGGCTAAGGCTGGCACGAAAATTACAGAGAAAGTTGAATATGAGGTTGAGGGAAAGACCCTAACTTCTGAGATCACTCGTAAATTTATTGCGGCTTCTGTTTGGGATAATCCATACTTAACACAAGACTCTAGTTATATTTCTATGCTGGCTTCTTTGCCAGAGGTAAAAAGAAAACAATTTTTATATGGTGATTGGGATGCAGTTGACGACGGAGCGTTTCCAGACTTTGACAAAGAGACGCATGTGGTACCATCTTTTGAGATTCCTCACGGGTGGACGAAAATCAGATCAGCGGACTTTGGTTACGCGGCACATTCAGGTGTCCTTTGGGGCGCAGTAGACTTTGACGGGTGCCTGTGGATTTACAGGGAGTTATATGTTAACCGTTTAACTGCTGATAAACTCGGGGAACTTATCCGAGAAACAGAAGCAAGTGACGGTAGGATTCATGATGCGTTATTAGATAGCTCGTGTTGGGCTAAACGTGGTGATACAGGACCATCTATTGCCGAGGCTCTTAATGCAACCGGGTGTAGGTTTAGACCTTCAGACAGATCTCCAGGTTCTCGTGTCGCGGGAAAGATTGAGTTGCACAAAAGATTAGCGGTGGATGAAGACACAGGTGAGCCAGGGATTAGAATCCTAGATAACTGTAGAAATTTAATAAGTCAACTAGCATCAATTCCTATTGATCCTCGTAATCCAGAAGATGTAGATACTAAATCAGAAGATCACTTATACGACGCTCTGCGATACATGATACAATCTCGACCTTCTAATGTTAGAGTTGCATATGAAAATACACCTAAAAAACGCTGGAAACCTAGCGACAACGTATTTGGATATTAAAACATGGTAGATAAAACTGATATTGTTGTGTTAGATGACGAGGCCGGACTAGACGATTCTTCTTACTATAGTCTTGTAAGTTATATCGAATCACGGTATAATCGCGCCCAAGATCGTCGCTACACAGACGAAGATCGGTGGCTACGAGCATACCGAAACTACCGAGGTTTATACGGTCCTGATGTTCAATTCACAGAGGCCGAAAAGTCTCGTGTATTTATTAAGGTTACCAAGACTAAAGTTTTAGCTGCATACGGCCAGCTTATTGATGTTCTTCTAAGTCAAAACCGATTCCCTTTAAGCATTGAACCGACTACTCTACCCGAAGGTGTCGTAGATACTGCCCACGTAGATCCGAAGCAAGCTGAAGCTGAGGATATGGTAGAGAAACAAATCGAAAGTATTTATGGGTATCCGGGTGATGGTCGAGATCTTCAGCCCGGTGATACCTCAAATTCTCTACAAGAACGCTTAGGTCCGCTGAAAGAAGATCTAAAAGAACTAGAAGGTTTAGAAGAAGGCCCCGGCGTTACTCCCTCTGCCGTAACTTTCCATCCCGCCCAAGAAGCTGCTAAAAAGATGGAAAAGAAAATTAAGGACCAGTTAGAGGAATCTTCTGCTACTAAGCATCTTCGTCATACTTGCTTTGAATCAGTTCTGTTTGGAACCGGTATTATGAAAGGCCCGTTTGCTTACGATAAAGAATATGCAAACTGGACAGATACCGGTGAGTATGATCCAATTATTAAAACTGTTCCACGGGTAGAGCATGTATCTGTCTGGGATTTTTATCCTGATCCAGACGCTTACAACATGGAAGAATGTAATTATGTTATCGAGCGTCATCGGTATACACGATCCCAGCTACGCGAGTTAAAGAAGCGTCCTTACTTCCGCCCGTCAGTTATTGAAGAAGCTATTAAAGAAGGTGAGAACTACACTCGTGAATGGTGGGAAGATGATCTAAACGATAACCAGATCAGTTCTGAGTTTGGTTCAGAGAATTCCGTGACAGGTAGCGGCGGCGTAGATCGTTTTGAAGTATTAGAATTTTGGGGTACCATTGATCGCAAGGTGGCTGAGTCACAAGATATCGAGATACCAAAAGAGTATGAAGATACTGATGAACTACAGATTAACTGTTGGATTTGTAATGGTAAGGTACTACGCTTTGTAATTAACCCCTTCACACCTGCACGTATTCCTTATGTCGCATCGCCGTATGAGTTAAATCCTTACAGCTTCTTTGGTATCGGTCTTGCTGAAAATATGGATGACACTCAGACGCTTATGAATGGTTTTATGCGTATGGCCGTGGATAACGCGGTTCTATCTGGAAACCTCCTTATTGAAGTAGATGAAACTAATCTAGCACCAGGACAGGACTTAAATGTTTACCCTGGTAAGGTATTCCGTCGTCAAGGGGGCGCTCCTGGACAGGCTATCTTCGGTACAAAATTTCCTAACGTCTCCTCTGAAAATATGTTATTATTCGACAAAGCTCGGGTTCTAGCTGACGAGTCGTCTGGTTTGCCTTCGTACTCATATGGTCAGACAGGCGTGATGGGTACCGGTCGTACTGCTTCAGGTATCTCCATGCTAATGGGGGCAGCTAGTAACTCTATTCGCACTGTTGTTAAAAATATTGACGATTATTTATTACGTCCGTTAGGTGAAGCTTTATACGCTTGGAATATGCAGTTTGATTTTGATCCTGAGATTAAAGGGGATCTGGAAGTTAAAGCACGAGGCACAGAAAGCTTTATGCAGAACGAGGTACGTTCTCAGCGGCTTATCAGCTTCCTACAGATTGCTAGTAATCCTGTTCTTGCTCCTTTTGCGAAGTTCCCTTACATTATGCGCGAGATTGCAGCGACTATGGATCTCGATATGGATAAGGTCACAAACAACCCCGAGGAAGCCTTCCGGCAAGCCCTGCTGCTTCAACAGATGCAGAAGCAAGCTATGGAAGACGCTCCTCCCCAACAATCTCAGGTAGCTGTCGGACAAGACGCTATGGGTACTGGAGGAGGAACAATCGGTGTAGGACAAGCACCGGTACCCGGAGAAGAGGGAGCACCTACTGGGGGTGGTCCTACACAGGCTCCTCAACAGCAACCTTCCGGTCAAGGCGGTATAACAGAACAACAACTTATTCAAATGCTCCAACAAAATCAGGCGGGTAGTGCTTAATAATGAAAGAAGTTTTAATTTTAGTCAATCAACCAGATTTTCAACAGCTAATGGATATCTATTTAGACGAAAAGAAGAAAGAGTATTACAGGATACTAGAACAGTCCGATGATGAAAAAGAATTATATCGAGCGCAGGGCGCTTGCAGCTTGTTAAATAAAATGAAAAATATGAAAGTTGAAGTTCAAACAAAAGCTAAGAGGGGTTAAATATGTCTCAAGTTTTAGATGCAATTAAAAGAATTCGTACTAACAAAATAGGAGATGCCTTAGAAAAATTTGCTGATATAGTTTCTAAGGTAGAGTCTAACAATGAAAATGTACGTCAAGAAGGCGGCGGTCCAGGACGAGGCTTTTATCAATATGAGATGCAAGCTGGTTCAAAAAAACCGCAGGGGGCAAAAACTGCGCTTAATAGATATAAGAGATTTTTAGATCAAAACAGTTTAACTATGCCTGAAAGCTACGCTAGAGAATTAAAAAGCAAAAATTTTGACCCTAACGATCCTGACTTTACAAAACTCTCTAGAGAACTTCAAACAGAAATATTTTATGCCGATAAGCAAGAAGATCCTGACTTTAAATTAGCAGATCTTGCAAGTGGCACTTTATCGTATCAAAACGCTTGGCTTGACCATCATTGGAAAGGGCCAGATAAAGACAGAGAAGCTAGAATAAAACATTACAACAACGAAATACCTCAGCCAAAACCTACACCACCACTTCCTGAACCACGGCCTGAACGAAATATGCCACCTCTGCCAGAACCACGGCCACCGCAAGGAAGTGAAAAAGATTTTCCTCCTCAAGCAATAAACCCACCCCCGAGTTCTTTTCGTTTTGATGAGTCTTCTACTATTGACAGTTTTAATTCAGATCCGTCTATCACGGGGGGTCAAGCCGAAGACAGTCTCGATGCCCAAATGGCTGAGGTTATGGGGTCTGATCCTAGTCGATATCGTCCTGTACCTAAAGAAAAGCTTACGGAGGGCGAGTCTTTAAATAGCCGTGAGTTACTAGAAAGTCCAACTCAACAAGAGGTGGGTCCGGCATATACGGAAGAAGAGTTAGCTAGAGAGGCTTACGTAGATCCAGAAAGCGCCCGTCGTCAGCAGGAATTTGAAGAAGGTACAGGTGCGTTTGCTTCAGAAAGTACCGGTGATCAAACTATCGGTGATATGCTTCGTAGCTTCTTTGGCACTAGTGAAGAATCAGATACATATGAAGGACCAACAGGAGAAGCTGATCCAGCTAACTTTGCTGAAGGTGGTCCCGTAGAAAAGGAACTAGAAGTGACAGAGGATGATCTACCAGACCCGCCTCCTGGTGCAACTCCTGAAGAAGTAGCGGATGATATTCCTGCGTATCTTTCAACCGGCGAGTATGTTCTTCCGGCTAACGTAGTTAGGTATTACGGATTAGCTAAGATTAAAGACTTACATCAAAACGCCCTATTTGAATTACAGCAGATGGAAGATCTCGGGATGATTCAAAACGTGGATCATAACGGTGAAGAAGAAGACGATGACGATGAGATGACTTTTATTCAAGAACCAAAAACACTCCTTGTTATTGAGTCTTCAAAAGGTTTGATGCGTCCTATGCACTTTAATGAGGGTGGTAACCCTAATGAACCTGGGGAGGGGGAACCCGCTTCATCGCCACCGAGTGAAACTCAAGGCTCCGCAGATCAAGGATCAGATCCAGCAGAAACTGGGACAGCACAGGCAGAAGAGCAAGCAGAGGCGGATATAGCTGCGGCAAATCTTGAGAAGGAATCTACAGAAGACGCACTAGGTTTGTTCGGTACCGGTCTTACCGCTGAAGATATGGCAATGAACACAACGCCGGGTCGAGCTTTAGCGGCAATTGGCGCTATTGCCGGGGCCCTTACAGATACTTTTCAAGGACTCGAAAAGGAAGGTGTTACTGTTGATTTTCCTGGAGAAGATGACTACAGTGGATTTGGGAAAGGCACAGACATCGGAGGTGACGACGGTTCTAGAGGTGGTGGTGGAGATGACCCAAACATATCTATGGCAGATCTAACTCCAGAAACTCCTAGGATTAGAACTTCTGTCCGGCGATTTATACCTGGAGTTGGTATTATTGATACCGCTCCTAAAAGAGGTATTATGAGGGCCTCTAACGGCGGCATGGCTTACGTACCAGGGGTAGGATTACTAGGGACCGGTCAAAAAAACACGTTTGGCGAAGATCAATCAGATTTGTTTAACTTTAAAGATTTTGTGTTATCTGGAAGTTTTGATAATTTGTATTCTATGTTTATTGACTCTCCCGAGGGATACTCCCCTGACGAATTTAGAAAGTGGGAAGAAAAGACAGAACAGAGATACAATAAGAATCCTAGGCTTACCGGAAAAAGTCTGAACCAAAGAAGAACTCTTGCGCGAGAAATTGTTCCTTTCGGCGCTAATTTAGATGGAAGTGCGGGGAGTCATAACGAAATATCTAGAGACAAAGAACTTTGGGCGATTCTTTCACAATATGGCATGGGCGGCGATCAAGGAGAACTACTAAAGAATTACAATGAGGGTTATAATATGATTGATCTGAATGGTTCTCCAGCGACAAACGAGTTTCTTAAAGCAAAACTCGACACATTAGCCTCAACTCGTAGAATTAAACGGGAAGGAATATCATCATCTGATATCCCGGAAGGTTCTACAAACTATGACGTTATTCGTAGTTTATATGCTCCTCAAGTGTCATTATCAGAAACGGAAGGTCCAGAAAATAGGTTTTATCCTGATAATTTAGATATACTGAGCGACCCCGAAGGGTTTAAGCGGCAATTCGGTTCTGATTTAACCGGACCTGCCGATGTAGATATTGTTAATAGATTTATAGGTGCATCGCCAAAAAGTAACAATGGTATTATGTCTGCCTCACCCAAAAATACCTTTATACCGGGGGTTGGCCTAGTTTAAACCTTTTTTGCGGGCTACCCACTACCCTCTTCGTGGTGAAGAGCTACTGGTGGCCCCCTATAGAGAGAGAGTAAAATGCAAGCTCAAGCAGTAGAAAACACACCTAAAGTTTCAATGATGAAGTACAAAAATAATTCATCGATTGAAGAAGAAGAAAAGGAAATTGAACGCCTAGAAGCAGAACGCGCAGGAAATACTGAAGAAGCTGAACAAGAACCAGAAGAATTAAATCCTGAAGAGGAGACGTTTAAGAAACGCTATGGCGATCTTAGGCGACATATGCAAAGCAAAGAATCTCAGTATGTAGAAGAAATCAGCAAGTTAAAAAGTCAATTAGAAAGCGTTACTAAGCGACAGGTAAAACTGCCTAAGAGCGACGAAGAGCTAGAACAGTGGGCTGAAAAATATCCAGACGTAGCTAAGATTGTAGAAACAATCGCTACTAAGAAAGCAATTGAAGCACGAAAAGACGTAGAAGAAAAATTAGCTGCTGTTGATAAGATGCAGCACGAAGTGAAAGTTAAAGAAGCAGAGTCAGAGTTAGCTAGGCTTCACCCAGACTACAGTGAATTACGTGCAGATGCAGACTTCCACGCATGGGTAGATGTACAACCTAAGTGGATTCAGGATGCTCTATACGAAAATGAAACTGACTTCTTAGCAGCGTCAAAGGCAATTGATCTCTATAAACTAGAGACAAAGCCAAAGCCTACTACAAAAGATGCAGCTAAGAGTGTTGGACGGCCACGACGTTCGCAAGAACCTACACTAGAGACTAAAGCAAAGTGGTCCGAGTCAGCAGTTAAAAAGCTTTCGGGTAAGGATTACGAGCGGTTTGAAAATGAAATCATGGAAGCTATTCGTACAGGCAACTTCGAATACGATATTTCTGGTGGTGCTCGGTAATTTTTTACTTGACAAATAAAATTTAGTATGTTATAATATTATCTATACAATAAAAGTGGGCCATTAATTTGGCCCGCTTCTTTCCAGACACCTCTAAATGTTTAGACCACTGTCTGATCTTCCGCTAACACTTACGGAAAATTCAACTACCTGTACAATATTTAGGCCGGAACCCCTACCCTAATGAGTCAGCCTTGAATGCCTAATGTTAGTTCTTTTTAGCAAACAGCCTGAAAGGAGATAACCAATGGCTTTTTCATCGGCTCCTGGCTACGGTAACCTACCTAACGGTAACTTCTCGCCGGTAATTTACAGCAAGAAGGTACAGACTGCGTTCCGTAAGACCAGTATCGTTGAAGACATCACAAACAGTGATTACTTCGGTGAGATCAATAACTTTGGTGATAGCGTTCGCATCATCAAGGAGCCAGAGATCACCGTTAAAGAATACGCCCGTGGCACCGTTGTAATGCCACAGGATCTCGATGACGAGGACTTCACTCTCGTTGTCGATAAGGCAAACTACTTCGCCTTTAAGATTGACGACATTGAAGAAGCACATTCGCATGTGAACTTCGAATCTCTTGCTTCTGATCGCGCTGGCTATCGCCTTCGTGACCAGTTCGACCAAGAAATTCTTGGTTACATGACCGGCTTCAAACAATCTGCTCTTCACAGCATTGCCGATACTGCTCGTGTTTCTGGCGACAAGTCCGGTACCGATCCGATCACCGTTGCTGACAATGGTCTACTAGCTTCCATGCTAGTTGCTCGTAACAGCTTCGTTTCTGGTGGTGCTGCTACCGATTCTATCGCTACACACCCAGACGGTAGTACTGGTGAGGCAACCCCTCTACAGGTTCTAAACCGGATGGCTCGTCTTCTTGACCAGCAAAATGTTGACCGTGATGGTCGTTGGGTTGTGGTTGACCCCGTTTTCGCTGAACAGCTAAACGACGAAAACAGCAAGCTTCTAAACAATGACTTTGCTGGTGGTCAGAATGCTGGCGACATTCTTCGGAATGGCCGCATCATTTCTGGCATGGTTCGTGGTTTCCGCGTTTACCTTTCAAACAACCTACCTTCAATTGGCACTGGCCCTGCTACAGTTGATACCAACGGTTCCGCTACCAACTTCGGTGTGGTTCTTGCTGGTCACGACTCCGCAGTCGCTACTGCTTCGCAAATTGAAAAAGTAGAGACATATCGTGATAACGATAGCTTCGCTGACGTTGTTCGTGGTATGCATCTCTATGGCCGGAAGATCCTTCGTCCAGAAGCTCTAGTCCGTGCACACTACAACATTGCCGGTTAATGGGGGAGATAAATTATGGCTTTAGGTGATAATACTCTTACCGTTGCTCGTGGCAATAGTGCCCGTGGCCGTCAGCCGTACTATGTGCAAGGTTTTGTGAACTTTGCTACCGCTGCGACTGACAAAGGCGGCGCTCTTGCTGCTACTGACGTTATTCCGGCTCTTACCGTTCCAGCAAATCATGTGATTCTAGCTGCTGGTCTAGAAGTTTCCGTTGCTAATGTCGGCGGTTCTAATGATGTGACACTAAATCTCTCCACTGCTGGTGGCGATATTTTCGTTGACGGTTTTGACTACGACGCTGCTTCTGTAGGTGACTACGGTGCAGCCGATGCAGACTTCCGTCCGGTAGTAGTCGGCGGTACCGCTGATAATCTTGATGTTACTATTGCAACTGCTACCACTGCCCCAACAGGCGGTGAAGTGCGGGTCTGGGCTGTCCTAATGGACGTCGATGACTCCGGTTCAATGGTTGCTGATGAGGTTTCACGCGACCTAGCTTAATTGATGTATTGGGGCGGGGCTTCGGTCCCGCTCCTCTACTCTTAGGATTTTTCATGGCAACGACTTTTCTCACATTAGTAAACGATACGTTACGCCGTCTAAATGAAGTTGAGATTGCCTCAGCCGATTTCGCGGCGGTTATTGGTTTTCGTGCTCAAGTAAAAGATGCCGTTAATGCAGCGTTGCATGAAATTTCACAACGTGAGTACTTTTTTCCTTTTAACTACACAACAGGTAGTTTAACACTAGCTTCTGGTACAGATACATATACGCTAGCTGCTGATGTTAAGTTAGCTGATTGGAACACGTTTAGAATTAACTACGATGTAGGTAATAATTTTTCTGCTCGTAAACTTCGTCAAATGGATTACAATAACTATCTCAGTTCATATTTCGAAAGAGATAGCGAGGCGGGATCAGGTGACTATGATCAGCCGATTTATGTTTATAAAACTCCCGGTGGAAATGCCGGGTTTACTCCTATTCCAGATGCAGCATATTCCGTTTCTTACGACTATTATTCTTACCACACAGATTTAACTTTAAGCACAGATACTATGGTAGTTCCTGATGCCTTTAAACATGTAGTGATTGATGGATCTGTATATCACTGTTATATGTTCAGGGATAATTCTCAGCAAGCCGCAATTGCTAAACAAAAATTTGATCTAGGTATTGATCATATGAGATCTCTCCTGATTAACACAAACCGTCTTTTAGAAGTGCGGGATACCAGAGTTGCCAATTTAATTAATGCTCCGACAGGGAGTATTTAATGGATAGTTGGAGAGACGTTACGGTATTATCTCGTGGCGGTCTATACACAAATGAAGATGCTCTAGTTCTAGCTTCCAGTAATCCGGGTGCGGCTATTCGGATGTTAAACTTTGAAATATCTCAATTTGGTGGCTACAGACGTATTAACGGATTTGAACCTTACGATGCTACTTATCCAACCTTACCAGGGCTTGGAAAAGTTTTAGGTATCTGGATTCATAGTGATACTGTATACGGTGCTCGACGTAATTCTGGTGATGCTACAGGTTCTTTAGGAACGAACCCTTTTGCAGTTACTGATGGAAGTGCTACAGTTACAGTAACACATGTTTCTCATGGGTTAGCTATCGGCTCTTTCGTTACTTTTGCAGGAGCATCCGCTGTTGGCGGTCTTTCTTTAAACAGCGAGTTTGTTGTTACTTCAACTCCAACGGCTAATACTTACACATTTACCGCTAACGGAATTTCAAATGCAACTACTTCTGGCGGCGGCGCTTCTGTATCTTACTCTTACAGCTATTACTATTCAGTTTATAGATTTACTGCTGGAGTAGGTTGGGGGAGTGATATTACAACTGGTACTCGCTCTGCAATTGGT